TTTCTTATGCTTAAAAGGAGATAAAATTATGGTAAATTTCATCTGGCAATTAGCCAGTTTTTTATTTGGTTTTATTACAGTAGTGTTTTTATCGATTGCATTAATAGCGTTTATTAAAGCATTTATCGATTATCGAAGTGGTTATTAAAGCTCTAAAAGAATAGTCGTAGTGATACGGCTTTTTTGTTTGTCCAGGCATGGAAGACGTTAAAAGCTATGGATTTAATAGTCGGGGACGACTTAAAACATAGGAGGTGCCAAATATGGCAGAAGAAAACGACAACGTTGAAGTGGTAGAAACTGACAAGACTGCTGCAGGGTCTGAACAATCAAAGCCACAAGACGAAAAGAAGTACACAGACGCAGATGTTGATGCCATTATTGATAAGAAATTTGCAAAATGGAAAGCTGATCAAGAAGCTAAAGAATCTGAAGCTAAAAAGTTAGCTAAGATGAACGCTGACGATAAACAAGCTTATCAACTTAAAAAACGTGAGCAAGAATTAGCTGACCGTGAAGCAGAAATCAACAAACGCGAATTGACAGCAGAAGCTAAATCTATTCTAAGCGAACGTGGCTTACCAATTGAGTTAGTTAACAACGTCAATTTGACTGACGCAGATAGTGTACATGAATCAATTGACCAACTACAAAAGAGTTGGGAGGAAGCTGTTCAAAAAGGTGTTTCAGAACGTATTAAGGGTGGTAAACCAATTCCAAAAGCACCAAGTGCGCCAGCTGAAATTACCAAAGAACAGTTTGACAAAATGGGTTACAAGAGCCGTAACGAGCTGTTCGAACGTAATCCCGAACTATATAACAAACTGAAAGGATAATTAAACTATGCCAACAGGAACTACTAAATTAGCAAACATGATTAATCCAGAAGTTATGGCGGATATGGTTTCTGCTAAACTTCCAAAACTATTAAAATTTACACCACTTGCTTATGTCGAAACAGCGCTTGAAGGACAACCAGGTGACACTCTGACAGTTCCAGCTTTCGAGTATGCAGGTGATGCCACAGATGTTGCTGAAGGTGAAGCTATTCCACTTGACCAATTGACAACTAAAAAGACAACAATGACTATCAAAAAAGCTGGTAAAGGGTATGAAATTACCGACGAAGCTGTTTTATCTGGACTTGGTGACCCTATCGGACAAGCAACTCATCAGCTTGGTTTAGCTATTGCTAACAAAATTGATAATGACCTTGTGGAAATCGCTAAAACAGCTACACAGCACGTTGCTGAAGCGCCAACAACACTTGAAACAATTGACAAGGCACTTCAAATTTTCGAAGATGAAGAAGATGTGCGTTATGTCGCTGTCATCAATCCAAAAGATGCCATTTCACTAAAAGCGAATATTGGTAAAGAATGGATTAAAGGTTCAGAACTTGGTGCTGAAATGGTTGTGGCTGGCACATTTGGTGAAGCTGGAGGAGTTCAAATCGTCCGTTCTAAGAAAGTAGAACAAGGTAAAGGTTTCCTTGTGCAAGTATCTGCTAAAGAAACAGACCCAGACGACGAAGCTAAATACGGTGCATTTGTTATTAACTTGAAACGTAACGTTGCTGTTGAAACAGACCGCGATATTATCAAGAAAACAACTGTAATTACTGGTGATGAACACTACGGTGTTTATCTATATGACCAATCAAAAGTCGTCAAATTTGGTGAATCAGAATAAGGAGCGTTTATGGGAATGCTACTAAGACGCCATTACCCAACTAAAAAGACTGCGGAAGTTGAAGAAACTGATACCTTGTCAGATTTGAACGTTAAAGAGCTAAAAGAGTTAGCTAAGCAACGTGGTATTGAGGGTTATAGTACTTTGACTAAACAGGAACTTTTGGAGGTGCTAAATGGTTAAATTAAAAGTGTTGCAAGATTTCCACGACTGGCAAGCAAAAGTTTTACGCCCAAAAGGAGCAGTTATTGAAGTGACTGAACAACGTTTCAAAGAACTATCTAAAAATCTTGAATCGCAGGGCGTCAAAACCGACACAGTCGTGGAAGTTGTTAAGGAAGATAAGAAATCTTCTAAGTAACAAGTAAGGAGGTTTCATGGACAATCTTGAAACTTTACAAACGTTAACTGGCGAGAGTGATTCAAAGTTACTTTCGCCTTTACTTTTGCGGGCTAAAAATATTATTTTGACAATGACGAACCGAACAAAACTAATTCCAGTTTTGGAAGGCTTACAGCTTGAGTTGGCTCTGGAACTGTACAACAAACAAGGTAGCGAAGGTGAGTCATCACGTAGCGAAGGTGGCGTGTCTGTCAGCTACAAAGACGGTATTTCAGAGACGTTAAAAACAAGTATTAATCAATATAGATTGGCAAAGGTGGGCGGATATGCGTTTGAAAAAGAACAGACTGAAACCGTATCTACTGAAGAAACATCAGACGATTAAAACTAACGAGGGTCTAAAAAGGACTGGCTATAGTGATGAAGGTGTTACGATTTATGCAGAAATATGGCCAGCGTCAGGCAATGTGCAAGCAGAAGTATATGGACAACGACTAAGTTATATTTTAAATGCTTTAGTTGAACGCAATACAACGATTAATGAGCTTGACGGGCTATGTATTGATAGTGATAACGTGACACATAAAGTCATTTCAATAAAAACCTACAGCAATCACAAGGTGTTGGAATTAGAAGATGTCAGAAATCGTTAATGCTGATAAATTAATTGCAAAATTACGCAGACTGTCTGACAGTAGGACGACTACAGATATTGTTTTGACGGCTGCCAATGGCGGCGGAAAAATGGTACAAGGTGAAGCTAAGCTAGGAGCCCCTGTCAATTCTGGTGAATTGCGTAATGAAGGCATACAAGTAAAAGCTGAAGCTAAAAGCGTTGGTGAAGCGATAGCAGTTGTTTACGTTACGAAAGAATACGGTATATACGTTGAACTTGGAACAGGACCAGTTGGGCAAGCTAACCATTCAGGTATTTCACCAGAAATCAGTGTCTCTTATCGTTCGACGCCGTGGTATGTTCATGAAAGTCAAATTGATGTAGGACCATATCACTTCCAAAAAGTAGGTGAATTTTATAAGATGTATGGTCAGCCAGCACAACCTTATCTATACCCTGCGTTAAAAAATAACGAGAAACGTGTTTCACAGTATATTTGCACTTACGTTAACAAAAGGATAAAGGAAATTGTCAAATGATTAATATTAAACCGCTTATTTATAAAGAACTTGAGAAGCTCACGGATAATGTCACAGACACTTATCCAGATGATTGGGAACATTTCCCAGTGGTTATCTATTTGGAAGAGGAAAATAAGCCTTATGAACAATACGATAATCAAGAACAAAAAACATATGTCAGATATAAGGTCGATATCTTTAACAACGATACAACAAGTGATATGGCTACGTCTATCAACTCTATCTTTGCAAGCTTGGGACTTAAACGTACGACTTGTCAAGATGTGCCAGACCCTAGCAATTTACGTCACAAGTTAATGCGTTTTGAAGGTATTGTTGACCTTAACTCTGAACTTGTTTATCAACAAAGAATGGAAGGATAATTTATGTTAGCAAATGGAATTACACTAGGTTACTCAACTTCTGGTAAAACTAGTTTTACGAATTTGACAGGACTAAAAGAAGTTCCTGAAATTGGGGTTGACCCAGAAAAAGTAGATAACACTACATTAGCAGATTCAGTTAAACAATATGAGCTTGGTATTGGTGATGCGGGTGAACTGGAATACAAATTTGCCTTTTCAAATACTAAAGAAACTGATTCGTACCGTGTCTTGCGTAAATTGCAAGAAGCAGGAACTGTTGCCAACTTTGAACACAAATACCCAGACGGTACTACAGTTCTATTCTCTGGCCAAGTTTCAGTTAAAATCGGTAGCGGTGCTGTCAATGGTGTTATTGAATTTACAGCAAGCATTGCGTTGCAATCAGCACTTGAATTTACAGACCCGATCGGAGGTTAATTAAATGTCATTACCATACACAACTTGGAAAATCGGCGAAGTTGAACACAAATTACGTTTAACAACACGTCAAGCAGTAGCAGTCGAAGAAAAACTTGGTGTCAATCTTTTAAAAGTATTTATGCCACGTCAAGATGAAGATTTCCCATTACCACCACTTAAAGTGATGTTGGTGGTTATTCACGGAGCGTTGCAAAAATTTGAACACGGTGTCACACTTGATGATGTTTATGACATGCATGACGATTATGTTGACGCAGGTGGTGACCAAACTTCTTTATTGACAGATGTTATTATCCCACTTTTTGAAAATTCGGGTTTTATGCCACGTCAGAAAGAAACAACGGACGACCAAGCGACACTAACTACAGTGAAGTAACGACGTCTGTTGAAATCATTTCTGCTAAAGATTACATCAATGGACTGTATCCTATGTTTTTAGACATCAAGGGCAGTCCTTTTGATTTTTGGGAATATACTGTTGCTGAAATCATTGATTTAATTAATAGCTATAATCGTGTCTATACACAAAAACGAAAAGAACAGATTATAAACAACTATCAATTATCTCAAATGATTGCTAATCACGTTTCTTGCTTACTATCTTCGGAATCTAAACCGTTAGAGGTCTGGGAATATGCACCAGATTTATTTGATAAAGAGCGTGAACAAATCGAGGAAGAACGCAGACAACGTGATTTATTAATGCACAAAGAGCGCATGCGTGCGTTTGCAACACAGTTCAATGAACGTTTTAAAAATTAATTGAGGAAAGGGGGCGCAAGTATGAGTATGACTTTAGAAGAGCTTCAAGTCGTTATTGATGCGAAAATTTCACCATTCAAGCAAAAGATGAAAGAACTTGAAAATCAAGTGAAGGCATCAGATAGCAAAGTTCAAAACAGTACATCTAGCATCAAAGCTGCATTTTCTAAAATTGGAAAGATTGCTGCTTTTTCATATCTTGGTAAAAAAATGCTCGATTTAGGTGTTACTTCAACGCAAACGGCGTTAGAAGTAGTTGCTTCAGTCAATCAAATCAAGCGCCAAATGGGCGAAAGTTCGCAAGCATTCCTAAAATGGATTGAAACCAATGCTAACGCAATGAATATGTCTGTATCTGACGCGACACAATACGCATCAATTTACGGAAACTTATTTGCTGGTTTTATTAAGGATTCTGATAAGCTAAGTGCCTATACAGGTAAAATGCTTCAAACGTCAGCTGTCATTGCTGAAGGGACTGGTCGAAGCATTACAGACGTTATGGAACGCATTCGTTCTGGTTTGCTTGGTAATACTGAAGCCATTGAAGATTTAGGTATTAATGTTAACGTTGCCATGATTGAATCAACAGAAGCGTTTAAAAAATACGCTGGCGACTCGTCTTGGCAACAATTGGACTACAACACGCAACAACAAATCCGATTAATGGCGATTTTGGAACAAGCGTCTACCAAATTCGGTAACACATTGACTAACTCAGTAAATAGTCGTGTTAGTCTTTTTAAATCGCTTTTAAAAGATACAGCGTTTAATCTTGGTAGTGCGTTATTACCAATTCTTAATGCTGTTATGCCAGTTTTGAACTCTTTAGCAATGGCGTTAAAAAATGCAACGGCTAAATTGGCTGAGTTTGTTAGCTTAATGTTTAACAAGAAAGCGACCGTTAAAAATAGTGCGCTTGAGTCCATGGCTGATAGTTTAGGTGGCGTGGTCAATAACGCTAACGACGCAGGTAATGCAGTCGGTGATATTGCTGATGATTTAGATGATGCGGCTGATTCATCAGATGATGTAGCTGATAATTTAAATAATACGGCTAAAAGTGCTAAAAAAGCTGTTAAAGAGCTGTTAGGTTTAGCATCTTTCGACGAAATCAACAGTTTATCATCAAACAAAGATTCTGATGATTCGTCATCACCTAAAACAACAACACCTAAATCTAAAAAAGGTTCTGGTGGTGATGGTGGTAGTGGTGGAAGTGACATTCTGCCTGAAGTGGCGCTTGAAGATCTAGACAATAACTTTAAGAGTATTTTTGATGGTTGGGACAAGACGTTAAAACCTCTTTTAGACTATCTTTCAAAATTAAAAGATTTGTTCAAAGATGGTTTTGATGTTTCGTTTAGGTCTGATAGTCTTGAACGCTTCAAGGAAGCTTTAAAAGGCATTTGGCAGTCACTGAAAGATATTTTTGAGGACGGAACAGTTTTGCAAGCTGCTGCTAGATTCGGCGAACGCTTAGCTTATGCACTGGGTCAAACGGCCGGAGCAATTGCTAACGTTGTTATGGGGATTGCGGTATTTATCGCTGAGAGCCTTAATAAATCGCTCAATGAAACCAAATTTGACATAAAAGGTTGGTTAATTAGACAATTCGAAATATCTGGTGACTTAGTAGCACATATCGGAAACATTGCACAAGCGCTTGGACAAATCTTTTATGACACTATCACAAGCACGCCTGCTACTGATATTGGTAGCCATATTATTTCAGCGTTTACATACGCAGGAATGGGCATAGCAGAGTTATACACTAAGTCTTTACGTGATATGTTTGGTGCTGTTGATACTATCTTGACTGAAAACCAAGACAAGATTACTCGTAATTTAACAGGATTACTTTCAGCGGCTGAACCAGCTTTTGCCTCGCTAAAAGATTTAGTTAAAAATACTATGTCTGCTATCAATGCGACCTATGACGAACATATCAAACCATTTGTTGATTCTTTGGCAAGTGGGTGGTCAGAAATTGTAGGAACGTTCTTAGATAGTTGGAACACTTATATCCAACCAGTACTTGATAATATCGGGCAAGGTTTCTCTGATTTAATGTCTAACCATATTCAACCAATGATTGAAAAAGCGTTAGATTATTTCGGAGACATCATAGACGATTTAAAAGTTATCTGGGAAAATGTTCTACAACCGTTCTTTAACTGGTTAGCAGAGTGGATAGTTCCAATATTAGCACCTGCTATTCAATATTTAGCAGATGTCTTCTTTGATGTTTGGGGTAAGATTGCTGATATTATTGGTGGAGTTATTGATATTCTTCAAGGTATCAATGATTTTCTAAAAGGTGTCTTTACTGGTGATTGGTCATTGGCGTGGGACGGTATCAAGCAAATCTTCTCTGGTTTCTCTACCATTCTAGAATCTCTTGTCATGATGTTATGGAATGCCCTTGTCGGACTTTTCAAAGCAGCGTGGAATACAATTGTGGCTGTTGTACAAGCAGGGTGGGACGGTATTGTTAAGATATTTACTCCAATCGGTAAATGGTTTGGTGAGCGTTGGAACGACATTGTAAAAGCCTTTACTGGCGCTGGTCAATGGTTTACTAAGAAATTCCAAGAAGCATGGGATGGACTGACTAAAATTTTCCAATCTATAGGTAAGTGGTTTACTGATAGATACAATGATGTTACTAAAGCATTTTCAAATGTTGGTAATTGGTTTAGACAAAACTTTAACACTGCCTATTCTAACGTTAAAAACGTTTTCTCTAGTATTGGTAATTGGTTTAAATCACGTTATCATGATGTTACTAATGCTTTTTCTAGTATTGGTTCATGGTTCGGAAATACCTTCAGGGGTGCTTGGTCAAATGTAACGTCTGCTTTTAGTGGTGTCGCTAATTTCTTTAGAGGAATTTATAACACTATCAGAAGTTCATTTACTAATATTGGGACTGCTATTGGTTCAGCTGTTTCTGGCGCTTTTCGTTCAGCAATGAATGCAGCTTTTAGCACAGTTGAAAATGTCGTCAATTCGTTCATAGGCATGATTAATGGTGTTATTGGTGTTATTAATAAAATCCCTGGTGTTAGTCTTGGTAGGATCGGTCGTATTTATATTCCTAAACTTGCTCGTGGTGGTATTGTTGATAGTCCAACACTTGCTATGATTGGTGAAGCAGGTAAAGAAGCGGTCGTACCACTTGAAAATACTGGTTTCCTTCAAACTATGGGACGTGTCGTCAGCACAGCAGTCGTTAACGCTCTGGGGTCAGGCAATCAACAGTCAGGTTTTTCAGGTGACGGCGACATCATTATCCAAATTGGTGGTAGTGAATTTGGAAGAATTGCTATTAAGGAAATCAACAAAGAACAACAACGAGCAGGTCAAATACTGCTTAAGATTTAGGAGGTTCAATGAGCAATTTAATTATAAATGGCGTTTCAGTAGTACCGCCTAAAAGTTTTCAAGTTGGTGTACAAGACGTTGACGGCGAAACTGGTCGAAACGCAAACGGCGATATGGTCAGAGACAGAATAACCACTAAACGAAAACTAGAAATTGAGTGGGGAATGTTAACACAGTCAGAATGCAGTGCGATACTTAATGCAGTATCGGCTGTATTTTTTAGTGTGAGCTATCCAGACCCTATTTCGGGACAATCAACACGGACATTTTATGTTGGTGATAGAACGGCGCCAGCTTATTCATTTACTAACAAATTTAAGCCGTGGAGTGGTTTAAAATTCAATCTAATAGAAAGGTAATTTATGGTAACTTTTAACGAAGCAATGCTATCAAATGACCGTACTTTGGCTATTAGAGTAGGTGATTTCACATCAGAAAATATCAAGAGTGCTAATTTCAAGTATGGCTATATTACTGGTGATGACTTTACACCTGGCGGAACATATGCTGGTACGGCTACAATACTGTTTACTAGCATTGTCGAATCATTCAAAAAATTAGATATTATTTATCCAGAAATTGGTTTGTTAGTCGGCAGTAAAGTTGAATGGGTCAAAATGGGGAAATATTACATTGATGATATTAAGATTGACCGAAACGCCAACACTACTGAAATTGAGCTTATGGACGAAATGTTTAAGCTCAATGAAAGTTTTAAAACCGATTTAAAATACCCAGCGCAAATCCGTGATGTTATTTTAGAAATCGCCACTAAGACTGGTGTTACACTTGCTAGTGATAATTTTGGAACAACAGCTATTCAGCAACACGTTGACGAGCCGACAGGTGATAAGCTCACTTATAGAGATGTTCTTAGTCAAGCAAGCCAATTGCTTGGCTTTTCTTGTTTCTTTAATCGTAATGGTGAATTGGAAGTAAGAGGATTGACCGAATCTGGTATTACAATCACTGCTGATAATTATTTCTTGCATGGTCTTGAAAAAAGTGAAGTAGAGTATCAAATCGCTGGTATCACTTGCGAAACTAAGGATGATGAAGTTTTGACAGTCGGCTTACAGACTGGTAGGTCACTTGAAATTGAAAATCCGTTAGCAACACAAGATACGTTAAATGCACTTTATTATGCGTTAAAAGACATTACTTATTATCCGTACGATTTAAGTTATCAAGGTCATTTAAAACTTGATGTTGGTCAATGGGTAACGATCAAAACCAATAAAGATGAAGTCTTTAAAGTACCAGTGCTTTATCAATCATTTAGTTTTAGTGGTGGGTTAACAAGTACGATCAGCGCTGATAGTGTAGCTGGAAATGACGCACAGTATACTTATGGCAGTTTCGTTACTAAGAAAATTGACCAGAAATCGACGCGAATTCAAGCAGAAGTGCAACAGCAATTAAAATATGCTGATGAAGAATTTAAAAAAGTCAGCAACGAGATGTTGCAACAATCACTTGAATATCAAAACAGTATTAGAAACGAACTCGCTACATCAAAAGCAGAACTTGAAACGCAGATTGACACAGCTAAAACACAAGCAGAATCAAACGCCAAAGCGTACGCTGATGAAATCAACCAAGCAACAGCAGAAGTGGCAGCACAAGCCAACACAGCTGCTAACAGCTTGAAATCTGACTTAGCCAAAATCAAGACTGATTTGACCACAGTATCAAATACTGCTAACAGTGCTAAGACGTCAGCGAGCGAAGCCAAACAGCAACTCACCGCAGTGGCTAACAACTTGGATACAGCTAAGCAAGATTTAACCAGTCAAGCGCAACAGTTACAATCACAAGCTAGCGCACAGTCTGAACTAACCAAGCGTGTCTCATCAGTCGAAGAAACCGCAAATGGTACTAAGTCGACTGTCAGCGAGTTAAGCAAAACAGTAGATAGTAATACCAAAAATATCACTAGCGTTACTGCACGAACAAAAGTAGTCGAAGACGACTTAACAAGCACAAAAACAACATTGTCACAAGTTAAAACAACTGCTGACAGTACCAGTCAAAAAACGGCTACGCTTGAAACTGGCTTGAATGGGTTGACTGCGAAATTCGAAAATTTGCAAATTGGTACTAAGAACATTTTGCGTAACACGTCAACGATTCCGTTAGGTAATACCGACAGTTACAATCGTGGTACGTGGCAAACGCTAAGTGGCGGTAATGGTACAGCACAAGTCTTTGATGTTGACGACGCACCACGACCAGAAATCACCAAAGCCGTTCGCATTATCAATAATACGAACGGCGGAAATAAAGACATAGCTCAACGATATATACCAGTCGATTTTGGCGAACAGTACACTGTTAGTTGTTGGGCTCGTGTGCCGGCGCAATCTGACACTGATTCAGTCACACTGCTAATGCGCTGTTGGACGACAAGCGCAGTTAACAGAGAGCTTAAAACAGCTATCACAAACACGGAATGGAAACGTTACACGTTGACATTTACGACTGAATCAACAGATAACCATTCGTTACAGTTTGGGCAGTCCGGCGGTGGTGTGATTGAAATTTGTGGTATGCAGCTTGAAAAAGGCAATATCGTATCTGATTATTCGGAGAACGATTGGGATTTATCGCAAAAAGTAGCTGAGTACAAACAAACAGCTGACCAGAATTATGCTAGCTTACAATCCAACTTACAGACGTTAGACGGTGCGGTTAAGCAAAATAAATCAGAGTTTGACCAGACTGCTAGCCAATTAAAGACTAGCATTTCAGCAGTCGAGGGTAAGATACCTACAAGCGTTGGTGCTCGTAATTACATCAAAAGTTATGGCTTGACGGCTACTGGTTGGACTCAAAACACAAGCGGTTGGTCTTTTGAAATAATAAAAGACAATACAGCCAAAAGCGGGCAGTATTTAAAAGCAACTTGCACTAAAGCAGGTGGTGGCGGTTTTTACAAAAACTTGTTTGATTTTTCTGACGGTCGTTTTTTCGGCAAACAGATGACATGGGCTATGGATATTAAGTTATCCAAAGCTAAATATATTAAGATTGGTCCTGAATGGGGCAAAGCTTATCTTAATATCAATGCAACGACAGAATGGCAACGCTATAGCAATACTTTTACAGTTGCGACAACAACAGAATATAAGCAGTGGATTGTTTATACCAATGACAATGTCTGGAATGTCGGCGACATTGTTTACATTCGTGACGTACAGCTCGAAGATGGAAGTATTGCTACTAGCCCAGTACCTGCTATTGAAGACACCGAATTAGACATCACTAAGCTAAACACTACTCTCACTCAAACCGCGAATGGTCTTGAACAGCTTAGCACGCAAGTAACGTCACAAGGAAACACAATTACATCACATACTAACTCGATTAATTCGTTGACTACTGGTCTAAGCGCTAAAGTTTCGCAGACTGATTTTAATACGTTAAGCGGTCGTGTCACAACGGCTGAAAACAACATTACAGCGAAAGCTAACGAGTTAAGCAGTAAGATTAGTAGCGTTGAGGGTCAAATACCTACAACCGCTGGTGGGCGGAACTACGCTCTTAAAACTGGTGATTCTAAGTCGTCAACTGGTGGTAAGCTGTATGACTTATCAAGTGCGTTCGATGATATAGCTGATAACGCAACGCTTATCATCGAGTTTGACTGGAGCGTGACTGCACCGACAAGTACGTCTAAATTCAGAATTAATCGAGTGATTACGTATTCTGACGGTACAGCTAACCAGTGGAACAATATGATACAGCTTAACAATGGTGATGTCGCCACAGCTGGAACGTCTGGTCACTATTCTGGTACGTTTAAAAAGGTTGCTTACAACAGCACAGCGGTGTCATCACGTTATCTTAACCTTAATCAAACGACCGCTAGCGGAACAGTCACGATTTCAAATTTAAGCATTCGTGTTGGTTCGCTTAAAAGCGATTGGCAACCTGCACCCGAAGATTACGATAGCAAGTTAGCCAGTGCCCAGTCTGAAATCAAACAGACGACTGATTCAATCAAAGCTAGCGTGACTGCGTTGGATAGTTCGACGGTTAAGACAGCTAGTTTAACTATTAATACAGACGGAATCGTTATGAAGGCTGGCAAGTCAACAACCGATGTTGCGAATGCGATTGGGGCTTATTTTGCTGTTAACCAAAACGCTATTAATCTGTTTTCTGACAAGATTAACGTCAAAGCGAATATGATTGTTGACGGTGCTATCACAAGCACCAAAATAGCCAGCAAATCGATTAATACGGCACATTTGAACGGTAAAATCATTACTGCTGACGTGATTTCAAGCAATGCTGTCACAGCTGACGCGATTAAAACAGGTGCTGTTACAACTGACAAGATGACAGCGAACAGTATCAATGGTGATCGCATAACCGCTGGAACGTTGGACGCTGCCAAAATCAAAGCAGGTAGTATTACAGCTAGTCAAATCGCAAGTGGTACGATTACAAGCGACCAGATTAAAGCTGGTGGCATTAGTGCTGCAAACATCGCGACTGGTGCGATAACGACTAATCATTTAGCGGCTGGTAGTATTACAGCTGATAAGATAGCTGCTAACGCCATTGATGTTAGCAAAATTTCTGGGAATGTAGCGACTTTTGTAACAAATGCGATTAATAACGCCGCAACAAATACGTTGAGGATAACAAATGAATATATAAGCATATCGTCAAAAAGCTCAACTTCTACCTATTCACCTAGCATTTACATTTCACCTGCTTCTATCCAGTTTTGGGGCAGTAGGTCTTCGGGAACTGGAGCAACAGTAGCTGGAGTAGGAAATACTGTACTAATCAAAGAGCTTGCTATTGGAAGTACGAGAGGAATCTACACAGATGATAGTTTAAGAGTTGATAAAAATCTATCGAGTAGGTTAACTAGTTATGGTAGTACTGGCTGTTTAGACTATGCAGGCGGTGGTTTACGTTTATCAAATTGGGCCAATCTCGGTGACTCTTATACTAATGACGTCTCTATTGGAATCAATGAATATATTTCTACTTCTGAAAAATACGCATACATGGTAGCAACTAAAAGAAACATAGATATTCCAAACAGAACTTATAGCATACGTTTTAATTCAAGTGGAACAATTGACCTATACGTAAGAAATATTTATTACTACGGGGTATTAGAGAAGAAAAAATAAGGAGCAAACATGGATAATCTTAATCAACAAATCCAATCAAAACTCGCTTTAGAGATTGCGCAATTATCGCTTGATAAGGCAACTCTACAAGCGCAGTTTGAACAATTACAACAACAAAATGCAGAGCTTCAGCAACAACTAGAAGAAGCAACTGCACCAGAAGAAACAAAAGAAGGAGAATAATTATGGCAGAATCAACTACAAACACAGTATTTGTTATCAAAAACGGTGACGGTCAATTTTTGGAATACCAAAGCTACAGCGGGCTACGTACCTGGGTAAATGAGTATTCAGACCGTTGCAATTTTGAGTCACAAAACGCCGCAACGCTATATTGTCGTAATCTAATCGCAGAAGCTGAAATCCACGGTGTTGACATGGAATTTGATGTTTACAGACACAATAATACTGTGACCGATTTAGACGTCACTATTCCAGACCAACAACGTAAGAGTTATGGCTTACCAGAAAAAGTTGTGGAAGAAACTACTAATGAAGAATAGTGAGGTGGTTCTATTGAAGTGCTAAGTCTTGCAACAATCGTACAGACAGAGTATGTCAAACCAGACCCAGACGGACTCATGCATATCTTACACATTATTGGCAATTTTTATGAAGATGGTATCGACGACCACTTAGCTGTATTTGCTTTGCTGGTCGTTATTGTTTTTGACATTTTGCTAGGCTTTAGTCGTGCATGGGCGCAACACAGCTATTCAAGTTCTAAGTTTCGTAAAGGCTTAGTTAGCCATGTAGCTATGTTTCTAATTACAGCGCTAGCTTATCCATTATGTGTGTTTGCTGGTCTGGAAATGGCAGTAGATGCCTTTATCGTTTCTATGCTCTTTGCTTACGGTTCTAGTATTCTAGCTAACTTGTCAGCTTTAGGTGTACGTATTCCATACGTTGATAAATTTATCCGACAAAACATTGACACAGATAAATTTGATATTGAAGAAGCTGACTATACAGACGAAAAGGAGAAATCAGATGAAACTAAATAACAACGTTTACGACACCCTAAAATGGGTAGTCGTTGTTTTATTGCCTGCCCTAGGTACGCTTATTGGTACTATTGGAACGGCGTTCAATTGGGAATATACACAAATTACACTTGTAATTGTAACTGCAGTCACAACGTTTCTAGGCGCTTGCATTGGTATTTCCACAGCAAACTATAACAAAGGTGATGACAATGAAGAAGAATGATTATTTCATTGACGTGTCGTCTTATCAGTCGGCAGATTTAACAGCGATTTGCCAAGCTGCAAGCACACGCAAGACGATTATTAAGGTGTCAGAGGGCACAGGTTATCTCTCACCTAATCGCTTCACACAGGCACAAACGAGTGAACCAATCGGATATTATCATTTTGCACGTTTTGGTGGTAACGTTAGTCAGGCAGTAGCAGAAGCAAATTATTTTTTGGCTAACTTGCCAACTAAAACACCTTATCTTGTCTGTGATTACGAGGATAGCGCTAGCACGTCAAAACAGGCTAATACAGACGCTGTTTTGGCGTTTATGGATAAATGTGCCAACGCAGGTTATAAGCCGATATACTACTCATATAAGCCTTATACGTTGGCTAACGTAGACTATACACAAATCATTGCTAAATATCCAAATTCACTTTGGATTGCTGCTTATCCAAATAATGAAGTGACACCAGACCCAGTTTGGAGCATTTTCCCAAGCATGGACGGCATTCGCTGGTGGCAATTCACAAGTACTGGTATTGCTGGCGGATTAGACAAGAATGTCGTGCTATTAGATGACAACGAAACTCAAAATGCAACTACAATCAAAGGAGAAGAAACTATGGACTTTTTATTTAACATTAAAGGCGACCCTGCTTGGAACGAAGGCACACTATATTTTTACAACGGGCACACAAACCAAGTGCGTGGATTAGCACACATTGATGAAATGAAAATCATTCAACAAATCTACAAAGATAACAACGGTCACGACATTCCGTCTTACACATGGACTAATCAAGCGCCTTGGTATGTTCGTTTCTTTAGAGCGTTGAATCCAGATTCAACATCTGCGGAGATTAAAGAAGCTATCAAAACGACTAAAGAGCAATCTAAAGCGACTGTGGATGCCATTACAGCAGAGATTGCTAAATCTAAAGATATTCCGCAAAAAGTAGAAGTTACGATTAAAAACGACTAAAACCACTCGCATTTGATATAATAAAATCATGAAACAAGATTTGACTCTTGGCTCGTGATGAGTTTATGGCTAGCTTCGGCTAGTCCTTTTTTGTTGCCGTTTAAACAGACTTATTCGCAAATTGTGGTTATAACAGCGATGCATTCAATACTTAAATTTTGGGGCAAATTTGGGGCATAAGTTTGAAACTTTTGTGTTTTTACCTTCAAAAAGCAATATAGTTCCTATCTTATAAATGCTTATTTTGCAGTGTTTTCTACTATTGTATGCGCACTAAAAGCAGGATTATATTTCCCGCACTGTAAAATAATTGAATAATAAAAAAGC